CGCGCTGCGGGACGGCGGGCGCGTAATGACGGAGGTCGATGTCACGAACGGCTTCATGCCGAATTGCGAGACCGATTTCGAGCATGATGCCGGCGGCGTGCGGCGGATTATTCAAACTTTCTCGAACGGTGTTCGAGTGGAGTTCGACAACGCCACATGTACGGCCGACATCAGCCGGAACGGGCGTTCCGTGAAGACGTTCTCCGACGTCAAAATTCACGACTGGGGCAATATCGTATTCGAGGCCCAAAGCCTCACGGATTCATTAAATGAGTAAACGATGAATAACAACCGACGCAAACAGCTTCAGGCGATTCGAGAAGAGTTGCAAGATATCTACGAACGTTTGGATATTCTTTGCGATGAAGAGTGGGCCGCTTACGACAATCTCCCCGAGCCCTTTCAGGATTCGGAACGCGGCGAGAAAATGCAAGGTGCAATCAGTACGCTCGAGAGTGTCAGGGATCAAGTATCGGAGGCCGCTGATGAGATAGGCGAAATTTGGGAGTAGGTCGGTTTCCCGCGAATGCGAAGGCGTTGCCCGGAGCGATACCGGCGCGGGATCGAGAACAACGAAGCGATGGAATATTTCGGAAATACGATAGCAGTAACGATGCACGAGCTGACACGGTCGGACGATGGCGAGGCGGTGATTAGCAAAAGCAACTACGACAAGCTCGTCAGCCGAGAACGGATAAATGTTCTACGTCCGGGGAAAGGACTCGGGTCGTATGCCCTGATCGAGTACCGCTCCTTGCCCGAACGCTTCCGTATCCGCTTCGAGGAAAAATACGGTGATCCGGAGAAGACGATGAAACAGGATGAAATGCCGCTTGCTTCCGATGCGGAGGCTCGGAGATTCTACCACGACCACTTGCTTCCGAACGGCGAGCATCTGCCCGAGGAGAAGCAGGAGGAATACACGTTGAATGCACGGGTGTTGAATGCCCTGCGGGATATGCTCGAAACACAGAAGACGATGCGCCGAGCCTACGGCAACCACACGCCTGTGATCTGGTCGAATATCTTTGCCGCCGCCGAGGAGCTACGCGATGTCTACGGCCACACGCTCCCGAAGAGCGAAGCCCGCCTGCGCGACAAACTCCGACAGTACCGCAAGGAGGGCTATGCCTGCCTCGTGTCGGGTAAGTTCTGCAACGCGAATACGCTGAAAATTACCAAAGTGGCCGGACGTCAGATCGTCGCCCTGCGCCGCTGCCGCGTCCCGGTCTACACGACCAAGCAGCTCTTCGAGGAGTTCAACCGCATCGCCGAGCGCCGCGGATGGAAGCCGCTCGCCTCGCAGTCGTCGCTGGTTCAATACCTCGAACGGCCGGAGGTCAAGCCGCTGTGGTACGACGCCGTCTACGGCGAACTGGCTGCCAAGCAACTCTACGCCCGCCGCAACAAGACCGAGATGCCGACCATGCGCGATTCGCTGTGGTACGGCGACGGCACGAAGCTCAACCTTTACTATAAGGCTGTCGAGAATGGCAAGACGGTCATCCGCACGGTTTCGGTCTATGAGGTCATCGACGCTTATAGCGAAACGCTGCTCGGCTACTCGGTCAGTGCCAGCGAGAACTTCGACGCGCAGTTCGCCGCCTTCCGCATGGCCATCGAGACGGCCGGCTGCAAACCCTACGAGATCGTCACGGACAATCAGGGCGGCCAACGGAGCAAAATCGCGCAGAAGTTCTTCGCGAACATCTGCCGCATCAATCGTCCTACGGCGCCGTACAACGGCCCGTCGAAGAGCATCGAGTCTGCCTTCGGCCGGTTCCAGCAGCAAGTGCTGCATGAGGACTGGCGCTTCACGGGCGGCAACATCACTTCGAAGGAGGCGTGGAAGATCAACCGGGAGTTCCTCGAGGCGAACAAGGAGAAGCTGTTCACCTACGAGGAGATGCTGGCGGCCTACGCTGCGGCTCGTTGCAAATGGAATGCGATGAAGCACTACCGGACGGGAATCGCTCACGAGGAGATGTACCGTGCGAGTGTGAATCCGGCCACCGATCCGATTACGGAGTTCGACATGATCGATCTGTTCTGGCTGACGACCGAGCAGCCGAGCCTGTTCACGGCCGACGGCATCACGATCCAATACCGAAACCGCAGGTACACCTACGAGGTGCTGACCGCCGACGGTCGTCCGGACTACGAATGGCGCCGGGATAATACCGGCCGGGAGTTCTTCGTGAAGTTCGACCCGCAGCGCATGGATCGGGCGTTGCTCTACACACGAACTCCGATGGGGCTGCGCTACGAGACGGTGGCCTACCCCTACCTTTCGATCCGCCGCAATATTCAGGAGCAGCGGCCGGGCGACATGGATCTGATCCGCTTCAACGACGATGCGAACAAGCGCGAGCGGGTTCGCCGCCAGATCGAGGCACACGCGCTGGAGCTGGAACACGGCGTTGCCCCAGAACAGCACGGGCTGCGGACTCCGGCCCTCAAAGGCATCAGCGAAAAAGAGTACGAGCGGCTGGCCGACGCGATGGTGGCTGTACCTATCGAGCCGATGGCCGAACCGCTTGCGGTCGGTGAATATACGAAAGCCGTCAGCAACATGGATTTCGACCCGACGGCCATTTTCAGCAGAATGTAAATCTTAAAACCATATCGACATGAAACAGTTATCACTCGAAGAGAAACAGACCGTCCAGACGCAGCTTCAGGCGTACGTGTCCAAATATCCCAGCCAGAACAAGGCGGTCAATTCGCTCGGTCTGAGCACGGGCACGGTCAGCGCGATTCTGAACGGCAAGTTCGACAATATCAGCGACGAGATGTTCCTGCGCATTCGGTCGCTGGTCTCCCCGATCAATCCGGAGGAGTGGGCCGTCTGCGAAACGACCGCCTACCGGGAGTTGTTGGTTCTGCTCTCCGATGCACAAGCGAATCAGAACGTCTCGTGGGTGGTCGGGAATGCCGGCATCGGCAAGACGACGACCGCGCACGATTATGCGTCGAAGCATGAGAACGTCTTCGTCGTCTCGTGCTCGGAGGATATGCGGCGCGGGGACTTCATTCGCGAAATGGCCCGCGTCCTCGGTCTCAAGCTCGCCCAGACGAGCCTGCGGGAGAAACTCCAAGCCGCGACGGACGCGCTGCGTGTACTCGACCGTCCGCTGCTCGTCTTCGACGAGGGCGACAAACTGATGGATACGGTGTTCTACTACTTCATTTCGATCTACAATGCCCTCGAAGGACGCTGCGGCATCATCTTCCTCTCGACCGAATATATCAAGCGCCGCATGAGCATCGGACTGGAGTACGACAAGAAGGGCTACGACGAAATCTATTCCCGCATCGGCCGGCGTTTCATCGACCTGACGCCTGCGACCCGCCACGAGGTGACGGCCGTCTGCCGGGCGAACGGCTTGACTGCCGACAGCGTGATTGCGGAGGTGGTGGCCGATGCCCGCACAATGGTCTCGACGTCCGCGAATCCGTGGGAAAAGAAGCAGCCGAAGGAGTATTTCGACATGCGGCGCGTCCGCAAGTCGGTGCACAAGAACAAGAAACTCGCCCAAATCAAGAAATAACCCCGTTCAAACGCTGTTCAAATGGGCCGCACACTATCAGCCAAACAGGTATTGACGCTCAAGCGCCGGACGATCCGTCCGGGCGGCATCTGGGCGGATTGCGTCGGCGAGATCGACCGTACGGGCGTTGTCTTCTTCTGGGGTAATTCGGGCAACGGCAAGACCTCGGCGGTGGCCTCCTTCTGCAAGGAGCTGACCCCGTTCGGCAGAGTGTTGTACCTGCCGTTAGAGGAGGGACTGGGCGGTACGACGCAGGACGCCATCCGCCGCTATCGGTTAGATGAGTGCGGCCGGAAGTTCCAGTATAACGCGACGATGACCTTCGCCGAGATGGACGAAGCGCTGTCGAAGCCTCGCTCGTGGGATTTCGTGGTGATCGACTCCTTCCAATATACGCAGATGAGCTACAAGGAGTACATCGCCTTCAAGGAGCGCCATCGCAACAAGCTGCTGATCTTCGTCAGCCATGCCGACGGCAAGCGCCCGGAAGGACGCGCAGCGATGAAGATCATGTACGATGCGTCGCTGAAAATCTGGGTCGAGGGACACAAGGCGTTCAGCAAAGGCCGCTACATCGGGCCGAAGGGGGAATGCACGATCTACGAAAAGGAGGCCAAACGCTACTGGGAAGGGAAAACACTAAACAGAAAGTAATATGAATTTAGACTCTCAAAACAAGGTGTTGAAGGCGGGGTTCATGATTATCCGCAAGGACGACTACCCGCAGCCGAAAATCAAGTACAAGCAGTTCGGGTTCCCCGAATGGCGGACGCTCGAGAAGTTCCCGACGAAGGCAGCCCGAGATCGCCGCTACAAGGAACTGCTGCATGACAGCAGCATAATCGAAGATTAACCTATGGATATCATGAAAATTTACATCAGCGGTAAGATCACCGGACAGCCCATCGACGAGGTGATCTCCAAGTTTCAGGCCGCGGAAGCGAAAATCCGGCGCTTCGGCTTCGAGCCTGTCAGTCCGCTCCGTAACGGATTGCCATTCGAGGCGGAGTGGGCGGATCAGATGGGCGAGGATGTCAAGCTGCTGCTCAAGAGCGATGCGATCTATATGATGGCGGATTGGCGACAGAGCGAGGGCGCGATGATCGAATACCTCGTCGCCCGCCAGCGGCGGATGCGCATTTTCCTTGCCGAAACTTTCGATGCCCACGCATCCGTTGAATCGAAAACCGAACAGTCCCATGAAACGGAAGCGTAACTATTCACGGTTCTATGCTATCGCCAAAGCGAAGAGCATCGACCTCGACCAGCACAAGGAGGTGCTGGTGGCGCAGTTCACCGGCGGCCGCACGTCGTCGCTGCGGGAGATGACCCCGGCCGAGTACGAGGAGATGTGCGAGTGTCTCCAAACGGGCAAGCAACTCGGCGAACCCTCGGCCGTATACCGGGAGCGGCTGCGTAAGGCCCGTTCGGCGGCTCTGAACCGCATGCAGCGGCTCGGCGTGGATACGGCCGACAGGACATTCGCCGCCGTGGATGAGTTTTGCCTCGACCCGCGCATCGCCGGCAAGCCTTTCGGGATGCTGACCGTCGACGAGCTGCAGGCGCTCGTTCCGAAGCTCGAGGCGATCTTGCGTAAACCCCGCCCCGTGAAGCCGCAGCGGGTCGTGCAGATTCCGATTTTCATTAGATCGAACCAATTGCCGAGTTGATATGGAGAAACCTACAATAACCGTCGATTTGTCTGGAGAGCAGGGAAATATTTTCACTCTGATGTCGGAGGCGCGAGCAGCGATCCTATCCGACGTTCGGAGGCTCGGCTTCCAAACACGGAAATCGCGAGAAGAGCAAGATCGAGACAAAGCCCATGCGGAGTTCGTTGCAGGACAAATGATGCGAGAAGTGATGCAAACCCATACATATGACGGGGCGCTCGCTATTATTCGCCGATATGTGAACATCGAACAGAAAGGAGGTGTGCCTATGAAGTAATCGGTATGGGGTGGCGACAGGAAATGAACAACGAAATGGGAAAGATTGGCTGTTGTTTGGAGATAAGCACATAGGGGTTCGAGTCCCCGGCCACCCGCAACCCCCTTTCAGATGAAGACTCGAGTACAAGTAGGGCGACGATGGCGCAGGGATTACCCGCCGGAGGATGGCGGTGGCAAAGCGGAACAGGACGCTTGACTCCATCGGACAGATGACGCGAAAGGCTCTGGCAGCCGGGAAAGACCGGCTTTTTTTGAGAAACCAAATCTTAGTTATGGAATATATCGATAAAATAATAGCTGCGGATTGCGTCGAATTCATGCAGCGCATCCCCGACAACAGTATCGACTGCTGCGTAACCTCGCCGCCGTATTACGGTTTGCGAAACTACGGTGCAGACGGGCAAATTGGGCTCGAAGAACGCCCTGAGGATTATGTCGCACGCTTGGTCGCCGTGTTCGAGGAGGTGCGACGGATACTGAAACCGGCAGGAACGCTTTGGCTGAATCTGGGAGACACGTATGCCGGCAGCGGTTGCGGCGCAACCGGTAACCAGACAGCCGGCTGGATCCGGAATTCCAAAAACACGAATACTCACCGTGGTTATGCCAACAGGCCGATCAAATCCGGAGGGTTAAAACATAAAGACCTTATCGGGATTCCGTGGGCGGTAGCGTTCGCACTGCGAAGTGCGGGCTGGTATCTTCGGCAGGATATCATCTGGAACAAACCGAATGCAATGCCGGAGAGTGTAACCGATCGATGTACGAAATCGCACGAGTATATTTTTCTGTTGAGTAAGTCGCGTCGTTACATTTTTGACTGCAGTGCAATTTGCGAGCCAGCGGTAGGTTATATGGAACGCGGGAATATGTCGCTCCGTCGCAAGCGAAGTGTATGGACAGTATCGACCAAAGCACACAAGGAGGCACATTTCGCTATGTTCCCCGAAGCGTTGATCATTGATTGCATCAAGGCCGGATGTCCGGAAAACGGTATCGTTCTCGACCCGTTCATGGGAGGCGGAACGACGGCGGTCGTCGCCCGACAATGCGGTCGCCATTTTACCGGTTGCGACATCAATATCGACTATGTCGACATTGCGAACAGAAAATTATCCGAAACTTTATTGTAAACATCTATGAATATGGGAAACAGACAAATCGGTAATTGGCGTATCGGCTCGGAACTGGCCGAATGCCATGTCGGGGCGCAAGTCGTCCTGATCTTCTCGAACGATCAGAAATTTCAAGGCATCTTCAAAGGAATCGATGAAGAGGGCGAAGAAATCAAATTGCAGGCAATAGGAAAACAATCAATGATCGGTCTGCCTTTGAATCAACTCTTCATCTGGTGTGAGGGGGCCGATATCAAGCCCATCGATGCGGTGGTCTACCCGAGCGACGAGCGTACGATCTCGGTGATCGATGATGCGATCTACGGAGGTGCGCATTGCTACGTGATCCGCGAGTGCCTCGGCTTCAACGATGGCAAGACGCAGTACGTCGAAACCGAGCAGGTCGTTCGTTTCGTGCAGAAGAACGACGACGGGACGATGATCCCCGGTCTGCAATCCGAGCAGTTGGTGCTGGCCCTGCTCGACCGCCATGAGAAGCTGAACGCGCGGTTCCCGTCGGAGCAGAACGCCAAGATGATCGCCGGCCTGCGGATGTTCCTCGAGGCGTGCGAAGAGCGGGTAAAGAACCGCATGGAGCGCGGAGTTATGGGCGAACTTAAAAAATAGTGGCAATGGGAAAACGCGAATGGAGCGATGCGGTTCTGATGGTCAACGGCCAGCCTGTCCGGGTAGTGCCGGAGGTGGACTTCGGCGGCGATACTCCGGACGAACCGGTCGCAAGAGGTATTTCCTCGATTGAGTTTTCGCTGCGCATTACGGGTGAAGCGATGTTGCGGATGGCGAATTTAATATCCCGATTCGGGCCAGAATTCGCGCAGTTCGCAGAGGAACTCCGCCGATGGGCAGCCGGATGCCGTTTCCGCTCGCGGGTGGAGAGGCGGCATTCGCGAACCCGCCGCAGGCGGCGGCTAACTCGCTTGCAGCGACGACAGAAACGACAAACCAAAAACAGCGTAAAACGATGAAAGTAAAAATCAAAGGAATCAGTGAGCTGGAGAGCGCGAAATACGTGTTCGACAACAGCGGTAATCTTATCGGGGTGCGCCTCGACGTGGATTCGGAACGCGGAATACGCAAAGTATACCCGATGGCGTTGGTCGAGGAGATATTCGATTGACGTCATAAATAAGTTAAAGTATTGAAAATAAGTGCGAATTGTCTTGCGTGTTCCGAATGGTAGTGTTATGTTTGCGATGCAATTAAACGATTGATAAACAATAAAATAATAGGAATATGACACGTGAAGAAGCTATCCGGATCGCAACGAACTATTACACCGGCTGCATGGGCGAAGCCCCCGAGAGCATGACGTTGAAAAGCATGGAACCTGCCGGCGGACGCATAACCCTCAGAGCAGCGGCTTTCGATGAAGAATGCGATGACGAGGTGATCTACGAAGTAGAACTCGTCCCCGTGGCAGATGCCATTTCCTTGAAACGGGTCGTCAGAGAGTCTTCGATCAGCGGTTATCGACAGGCTCCGAAGCCACTCTCGGCACTTAAAACCGGCGACTTGTTCCGTATGGAATGCGATACGGTGGTGTATGAGTTCTGTAAATCGGAGATGCGCTATGGGACGTTGAACTACGGGTTTACACGCAAAGGCGAGCGTACGATCTATTGGCAATGCCGGGATATTCAGATATATCCCTGCGACAAATGACAACGTACAAACTATGGACATCAAGAAGATGACAGCAGCGCAACGCGCCGAGTTGATGGCGCAGCTTGAGGCCGAGGAGCGTGCCGAGAAACAGAAACGCGAAGATGACATTGCGGCGTATAAGGATTCCGTCGACGAGGTCTGCCGGGGCAATGGCCGTGACGGCCGTATTGCGCCAGTACTTTGCCGTGGTGCGGTCGATGTTGCCGAGAGTGCCGGTGGTCGGCGTGAGAGTGACGATGCCGTCCAGGCCGACAATCGCGTCCGTGCTCGAAGTGCCGTCGCGCAGGCAGTGCAGGTTGAGCTGCTCGAAAAAGCCCGTGCGCAGCGTGAGTTGATCCTCGTTGAGCTGATCGATGAGCTGAACCTTTTCGTTCTTTTCCAGGCGCACCT